CCTCCAGGCAGGTTTAAAACACTATGTGGGATGGTTAACGAGAGCGATTACTAATCACGGAATCCAGGAAACTATTAAACGTTCCAAAGCGGTTCGTGTTGCATTTCTACAACATCTTGCGGATACCCCTCTTAAGGGGGTACCAGCGAGAATTTCCTTAGATAAGAAAGGTAGACCAATGGTTTTAAAACCATTGTTTACTTTGATATCAGAAAGAAATCCTGAATCACTTCGTTTTATTTTAACGATTCTTTCGATAACAAAAGTTATCAGGGATCCCGAGCAAGTTCTCGATGTGTCTCCAATAATAAGGGGATACACAGGTTCTATTGCTGCTGGTGACAAAGAATTCGAAGCTGAGCTTCTTAAAGTACTCAATCTTCAAGATTGGGTCTCTATTAAAGGAGAAGTTGAAACTGCACATATCTATCATCACATGACAACCAAATCCGCCCCTGGTGGGGGGATGGCGCTTGTCGCATCGTATAACGAATTAGGAAGCATAAAGTGGCGCCCAGAGTTAATCAACTCTTTGGCGACACTCGGAGGTCCAAGATTTAAATCTTCAATTCTTAAACTGACCGCCCAAATAAAAGGCTGGTTAGGCTTCAGTAAGTTGAGAAAACTAACTGTTATAGAGGATAAAGAAGGGAAATCACGCGTAGTTGCAATGCTAGATTACTGGTCGCAATCGATTCTTCGTCGATTGCACGATTCTTTGTTTAAAATTTTAAAAAGAATTCCAGAAGATATGACCTTCCAACAGACCAAGTTTGTTAGGAATATGCCCAAAAGAGAAATCTTTGCATGCTTTGACCTATCTAACGCAACTGATCGGTTTCCGATCTGGGTGCAAGAGATAGTCCTGGGCCATTTAATTGGTCCAGATAAAGCCAAAGCATGGAAAAACATTCTTGTGGGTGAGGCTTACTCAACGAGTAAGCAGGACGTCTTCTACGCCGTGGGGCAACCCATGGGTGCTTATAGTAGTTGGGCAGTGTTTACACTGTCCCACCATCTGATAGTAAGGATGGCAGCCAGAAGAGCTAAGGTACCGTGGAACAATAATTATAGTCTCCTTGGAGATGATATTGCAATTTACAATATCGCCCTCGCTAGAGAATATAAGAAGTTGATGACTGATCTCGGAGTTGAATTATCACTCCATAAATCAATCATGTCCACGAAACTCTTAAGCTTTGCTTCGCGTTTCTTCTATATGGGGAGAGAAATCTCTCCATTTTCACTTTCTGGGTTACCAGAGGCCGTAAAAAGTCCCCCTACGCTCGCTGAGTTTCTTAAAACTCAAGTGCGTAATGGTTGGTTCCAAAGTGAGATTTCGACGATCACACCCGATCTGTTGTCAAAGCTTAAAAGAACAATCGATGACAAAACGAATTATAATCGCTTTGTGACGAATTGTATTCTGTACTTAAAGTTCGATATGGGAGATTTCATAAGAACAAAATATCTACATGATGATATAATTACCATGTTGAAGTCTTGTTTTGTACAGTCTGGAAAAGACCGTCTATATGAAACTCTTTTATTTACATTTAAGTCTAGTGTCTTTGATGATTTGAAAGCGTCAGATAAAATGTTTGAAGCTTGGGAGAAGGAATTCCCCCAAGTTTCACAACGCTTTAAGTTTGCTAGCGATGTGCGAAGCCGGGTAAGACAGATTGACTTACCTCTTCTTAGTCTGTGGCATGCGATGAGAGAACAGTACTTTTCAGCTGCTCTTCGAGTCGAAGAACTCATAGCTGAACCGTCATTAGATTTAACGACGGATATAGCGTGGTTCGAGACTTATAGGTCTTTAGCCATCACGGCAAACCCTGTTCAGGCTCTAAGAAAACGGAATAATATTCAGATTATCCAATCTCAATATCACATTTTAAGGAAGGCGCTGATTAATGCAAACAAACCGTGGACCGAGCGTTTAGCTCAGTTTATGGGATCTGAATGACAAGTAGTTCAAATGGTATATTTAGTTGGGTTTCTC